CTACACTTCCACCTGCTGATTGAGCATCAAGAACGAGATTCGTGCCTGTTGCTGCTGCGAGAACTGGATGTATATCCCAGTTGGCATAGAGACAGTGTCCTGCAGATTGCAGTTTGAAAGGATCGGTATTCAAGGCCTTTGTGAAGTAATTGTTTGACGTGACATCGAAAGATGCCGTGATGACATTGGGATGAGAGACGTCTGTCCCCTTGTGCCCGTTGAGAAACATGATGAATTCTTGTTTTGGGGTTCCGCCGAATGTCAAGATGACGTTGCCAAGCGCAGCACCCTTTGAGGAGGCCTCAGATGCGACCAGTGATGATGCAGGAGGATCTGAAGTAACTGCTGATGACGACAGACGTAGAATGACCCCCGATGGAGCCATTAGAACGCCACGAACGATTGGCAGGGCACCAGGTCCCGTCTGAATACCTGCATCACTGAAGACGCTTGAGCCTTGTGACTCTGACATGAAACAGCCCAGGAAGTAAGTCCTGCCGAGGGGTCCACCAACGTTAGCGAAAGAATTATTCGCCAAAAAACCGTTAGAATCAGGTTGCTGTTGACCGACTGTGAAACCTGCAGAGGTGACCCTTCCAGTCACGTCGTCTCTCATACGACCATCGCCGACGCCAAGCACCTTTAGATAGGTCAAAGAAGAGGCATTACGAAGCCACTCAACGACAGCTAGAGGACCGAATTTCTTGCCGTCAGTCGCTCCGAACTTTGAATACCAGTCAGTCAGATTACCGACAGTTACAGGCACGAATGCAGGACCTTTTATTGAGGTGCCTACAATACCTGCGGGAATACCGACAGGCTGTCGCGACACAGGTCCTGAGATGTCGATCTCTCTCGATGTGACGCCTGCGCTACCAAATTTCAGTTGTGCCATCTAAACGCTCCGTTATGCTCTAACTATGTAATTGGTGTTCATTTTCAAACGAATGCTACGCCACTGTTTGTGACGATGAAGTCAATAGCAATGTATTCAATGACTCTCGTCGGGACAACGACAATTCTGCCGTTGAGTCGATTGAGGTCAATGTCTTGCTGCGAGTTGTTAGATTCATTCATCACGACCTGGAAGGCTTCGATGCCTGCTTGTGTCTGAATGAGTCCCAGTCTAAATGCTGCGTCAGCGACGAACTTATTGCGGACAGATGCCGTGTTTTGTTCAAAGACGATGCCCTTTGCGATTCCGATGATGATACGCTTGATCTCAAGCATCAGACGACGGACGTTGACACGGTCCAACGCTGACTTGTTGACCTTCAGCGTCTTTTGTCCGTATATGACATACCCAAGTCTCGGGAAAGTTGCGATCGGGTTGATGCGTGACTCATAAAGCCTGTCGCGATCAGAGACGTTGAGTCTCACATCGACATTTGAGACGAAGTCAAGCGATGCCCTGTTGAAACCTGCAGGCGCAAACCATGGGTAAGAAACTCTGTCGTTGAACGATAGAGCACTTAATGCTGCGACCGAAGCTGGGACTTTGACTTTCCTAAAGTTGGTTGCATCATCGATGAAAACTGATGGAAAGTAAGTCGCAGTATAGTCGTTATCAATTCCACGAGAATCCAACTGTGTCGTAGTGATGTCGATGCTTGGCTTTGCAGTAGAGTCATCATATAGCCTGTTACCGTTATCGTCGTATGATGGGATATCCATCACGAACATTGAGAGGCCGTAATCACGAACTTTGATCATCGTTGAGTCGTTGATATACGGTTCCTTGATACCAGGAATCACAAGAAGATTATTGTTGGCACTCATTGGATCGGTCAACACATTAGCAGCTATCATATATGAAACAACGTTGCTATTGTCGACATCTTGTCCAGATGGATTGACGCTGAATCCTTCAATGTTGTTGCTGAGAGATGCTCCACCGCCTGTGTCAAAAGACACAGATTTATCGTTAAGACGGCGGGCGTCCCTGTTAAGGAAGTTGACGCCGTCGAAACCTCCACACATGAAGTTAGTAAACTTAGAGTATGAAGAGAATCTATTGAAGTCCGATGCTGAGCCAGAAGACAGCAGTGTGGCAAGCGTGATGCGCTTTCTCGAAAGATCAGGATCTGAGTATCTGTAATCTGTCGTGTCAAGTTTTGCATTTCTAATGTAAGCAGCCTCACGCATGTGGGCGTTGACTGAACTTGTTAGATCACTAATCGAACCGTTGAACATGACAACGTTGGCTAAACTGAATTTATTGTTGTTGAGTGTGTCGACAGTGGATCCTGTGACAAGAGAATCCAGTTTTTCAATGCCCACGAATTTTGTGTAGGCGGCAAGAAGAGGATTCTTCTCGTTGACAATGTTAGAGTTAAGAAGGGTGTTCATTGCATCAGATGAATCTGATGATGTGCTGCTTCTCTCAAACTTGACACCCCAGTAAAAAGCTGGATTAGCATGTTCTGAGGGTCCGGGTGCTCCTTCCCATGGCGATGTTGAATCAATTTCACCACGTGTGGCCTTGAACCTGAAAGGAACAGGAGGCAAGAAAGAACTCGTCACGCCGAGTGCAGGCGTTGATAATTTACCTGAAAGTCTTGAATTTGACGACGCAAGAACATCGCCTACGTGAAGTGAAGGATTAACATTGAGTAAATTTGGTCCTCTGAAACCGAAAGGCAGAGACTCAGCAGGAACATATCCATTCTCAAGTGCTGAGCTCAGAACAACGCGGACGTACTTGGAATTATTGGCGTACTTGCCCGAGGCCACAAGACGACGCTCATTAGCATCGACAGCGTCGAAGTTATAGTACACCTTACGATCACCAACCAATTTTCCAATGTAGCTTGCAGACTTCGGATCTAGTGAACAATTAGAGAATTGTTCAATGATGATTGGGCTTGCATCTGTGTCATTCCAGTCGCGGACCTGCACATTGAATGTGCCGTATCTGTTTGCCTTGTTGGTGGAAGCCTTGATATTGCTGATAGAAATCTTGTATAGTTGGTTGGCATACTCACCGTCATCAATGGCTTCAAACTTGAAGAGATCATATTCGGTTGTGCCGAAAGGTTGTGAGATGAAGAATGATGTCTTCGGTGCAGCGAATCTTGTATTATATGAACCAAACACGTCTCTAAAATAAAGATTGCTGTCGCCATTAGCAGAGACGTTCTTCGAGCCAGACAATAGGGCCACTGGGTCACTTTGGTCAACGAATGCCACTGTAGGATCAACTGCAAAGTCGGCGTGAAGATAGTGTTGTTCCTGAACAAACTTGTCAGGATCTGTGTTCAAAACCTTGGCAAAGTAATCTTTGCTGCTTGGGTCCAGAGATGCAGTCAGGATCTTTAGGCCTGAAAAACCGTCAGAAGACGCGAAGCTAGCGCCGAGCGATGATGATATGATGAGCTTGAATTTTCCGCTCTCCATCTTGCAGTCATCGTTCAAAGATGAGGGATTGGTGAACGAAGAACTCGCGATCATGATGCGAGCGGTATTTGGTGTCATCATGACACCTCTGATGAGATTGACAGATGACGCACCGTTGACGGTGTCGTTATCAGTAAACATCGGCATACCAATCGACTCATGAGTTCCCAGCGTGTGAAGCGCGGAAAGGAATTGCACGACGCCAAGACTACGACCGTTGTCTGTCGCTCCTGATCCTGAAAGAATAAACCCGGCGTTATGAACGACACCCTTTGACTGCGTCGCTTCGATGTGAGCAGGTGTTGAATTTGCTCCTGCGCCGAGGACCCTGAGGTATGTTAGCGCAGAACGATTCTTCAAGAATTCGTTGACAGCGTAGGGGCCGAAACTCTTCGGATCGAGATTACCAAACTTCTCAACAAATTCATTGAAGTTAGCGACTGTGACAGGCACAAAGGCCGGTCCTTTTTGCGATGTTCCAATGACAGCCGCTGGTACGCCGGTAGGACCGGTGACTGCGGGGGCTGATAGGTCGATCTCTCGCTCGAAAAAGTTCGGCGACTTAAAGGTCTGCTCTGACATTACTTATCTCCTTGACACCAACACGTAATGTCGATAAGTATTGCGCTAAACTGTAGTAATCAATCCTCACTGATGATAATTTCAAGTCCGCCAAGGGATGCACCAGTAAAAACTGTCTCTCCGTTAGGCCCACACATCATTTCGGTGATATGTCTTCTAGAATTTAATTTTACATCTATGGCAGGATCGTTGGTATCCTGCCCATCGATTGGATAAACTTTTTGCGATCTCCACCCAGGAGTTCGCTGATCAGAACGAACATTGTGCTGTTGGTCAAGCGGAAGCGTCGGATCATCAACGCCGAGAACGTAATCTTTTTCGACAGGTGGCGATAGAAACTCCGATGTGTCAGCTTCAAACCTTATTATTGGAGAAGAGATGTATCTTTTGATTGGGATAGGCGCACCAGGAGCACGAGTCGCAAAGAAGTACGCTGGTACACTTATGTCGAAAGTATGCTTGATGAATCTTTCAGCCTGGGACATATCGTCAAAATTGGTCTCAGAAGAATAATTTCCTCCCTCGACTGTGGCCACAAACCAATATCCTTTTGACGTATCAAGTCTCCACGCTTGTCCTTGAGGTAGAAAAGATGAGAATATTTTTTCTATGATCTGATTGGAGTGTTGCATGTACTGCGTCCAGACAGTGACCTGATATTTTGCAGTATAGAACTGCGGAGACGGAACAACGATTGTTTCAATGACGTTGTTGTTCAAATTAGGTGTCAGCAGTCCAACGTCTCCTGATGCGACTGCATTAGAAAGTTGTCCAATATTTCCTTGGGTCTTTAGCCTCTCAGATGGACCCACAATTGAGTTGACCGCGAGGTTCTCCTGATTACGTAGGAATAATCTGTTAATTAGATTTTGGTAACCCCTGTCTGATTTATCAAGTTTTCTCCTGATGACAATCTCGCCGGTCTGTTGATTGATTCCGCGGCCTGTCACATCCGATGAAGTGTCCTGTGTTAGCTCAGTCCTAACGATGGTGATAAGAGGAATCAACAAGGCGTTGTTTCTGTCACGCAGTGGTCGACCCTTCTTCAGAAGGGCCCACTTTTCTCCCGCAGCAAAAATGACAGGGACCTTGAGAAGAGGCGCGTCTTCGAGACCGCCGCACTGAGGAGATATCTCTTTATCGAATAAATTAAAGATTGCGACATCGACGTCTTCAATTCCGCACGGCGGGACGTAAAGGTCAGGAAGATCTTTTCCTCCGCCTTCGTATCCGGTAGGAAGTGGCGAGACACCTAAATTATTTTTGCTCTTTGAGTCATATCTGACAGCCATGTCTTCACCTATTCATCATAGAAGGAAGAGCCAACTTTGTCGGGATCCCCCCTCTCAGAGACCTCCTTGGGACCTGTCAGTGGTTTATCCAGGACGCCGTTGTCAACGAGAGTCCTTTTATCTCCTGTCGGATTGCCGTCAGTGTCAAAAGCCTCGCCACGTTGCTGAACGAACGTGTCCTGAACGGCATCTGCTTCGGGACGGGCGATGTCTGTTGGTCCAAGTGTTGGAGCCTTGAAGAGGCCCTCGCGAGCCTTGACACCGACAAGCTTCACGCCGTCCTTGTGCTCAGGCAAACCATAGATGTTGCGCATGAATGCACGTTCTGTGATCTCGTAGAAGATATCGGAGAAAGAGAAGAAGTCGCCGATGTTGACATTGATGCCTTTATCGACGAGGTCGCGATGCTGAACGAATACTTCAATTTTGTACTGTGCATCAATACCGAACTTATCGATCTTCGTCTCTGTCTGAAAGTTGTTATCAACAAGTGCATCAATGACGATAGGATTATCGTAGACCTTCTGCAACGCCTCATTATACACGCCGTGGGCTTTTGTCTTTAGCTCTGAGATAGAATAATAGTAGATCTTCTGTCCAACGACATCCTTTATCAGCTCTTTAGTTATATCACTAATAAAATTTATCTCACGTGGTGTGATGAACAACCTTGACATGAAGTACCTTGTCTTTCAATTATCCGATTATCACAGATTTGCCCAGCGGCATGGGCACATATTTAAGTTGTTTATTTAGACTTTCAGCTGCAAGTGAGTCAGCTTCAAGTAGCTTTTGATGCGTCAAGTTGGCAAGGAACTCCTTGAGCTGAGTAACCAATTTCTCCTTATCTTCCCTACCTTGCGTGATGAGGGCATCGCCGTTTAATTGCAATTCAGCGTTTGGAATTGGTATCGATTGAAACTTTGACCTAATGAGACCAAGAAGCTCCTTGCTGAGTGCCAATGTGTACTGTCTGATCCACTGACGACCTGGTTGATTGATCGTCGCGAATGGGATATTTCCCAGTGGCATGTTTTGAGCCCCAGAAATTCCGTAAATAGAATCGTCGTGATAAGAAGTTGGGTTCAGCGGATCGTGCGGCGGCATCACTTTGCAGAATAACTTTCCGGTCTGCAAATCAGTGACAGGAATTGGATAAATTCTTACGTTGCTGCCGAGCACTTCATAGCTGTAGTGAGACCTACGAACGCGGAACGCTGTCTCAAGCATTCCTCTTCTCAGGACGTCTTCAAAAACTGGCAGAACATAGAAGATCGAAGAGTTGACGTACGACTCGTAGTTAAAATTGGTGGCCAAGAAGTTTGTTATATTCGAAGCGTTGAGAAGAAATTGTTGGGCCGCGAGGGGCTCCATATGAAACAATTCAACGATCTTCAGCTTGCCTTTGGACCCAGAGACCATGGAGTCATAGACTCCTAAGCCTGTCTTAAAATCTTTCAGGTCTGTATAAAGATTATAATCTTGTCGGCCTGCGACGAGGTCAAAATAACCCAAGGTTGCATCGTAGGATCCTCCTACGAATGCCTCTCCTGCATATGGTTCTGACATTCTCAAAAGATATTCTAGCGACCTTTTAGAATATCTGTTCGTCAGGTCAGAAGAACCTGTTGACATGCCGAGGACATTCGTCAACTCAGAGATAATCTTCGTCTCATGAATGAGGCGACTATACTCACACGCAGACTCCTCAAAGCAAGTCCAGATCTCTTTTTTTGTCAACTCGACAGACAGGACATCGTCACCAAGTTTCCTTTTGACGAAGGTGATCATGGCATCAGCCTCAGCCTGAAACTGTGAGTCGGCATCAAAAAAACCGAAGCTTGTTGGGTTGATGGTTAGTGAGAAACTCGACATACGACTAAATATGTCGATATTCGCTGTTAAACATCAACCTCCGTGGTATTTGATCGCACGCTCCTGACGTTGTGCCGCTGCCTTAGAAGGGTGGGTACCGAGACGTCTTTTTTTTCCTGTCTTGCTGTCTTTATGCTTGGTATAAAGACACCACTCATCACCACATTTTTTAATTATTTCAGATATAAGCTGTCGAAGCAACGATTCATCGAGGACAAGTAACTCTGATTCCTCATCGCCGTTAGTCAAATTTTTCCATGCGGCAGGTGGCATATAGTTCATGCCGACACGAGTGTCTATCCCGTCGTAAGTCTTATTTTTGACAATGTCATGCTTATTTCTTTTCTTAGGCACGTACTAAGTATTCAAAATTAGTCAGATCGATGAAATAATTACTTCAACTGCATTCCTAATACGACCTTGTAGTTCCTGAGGAAGCGCAGATAACAAAACATAATCTTCGGCTACTCTCGGATCAGATGGAACTCCACCAACAATCATATTGTTGGTTGGTGTGACAATTGCCCTAATGACAAGAGGCGCAGGCCCCACATGCGATGACTCGACTGGATATCGTATATCAACTTTAGAATTATTCATTTTATCCTTTAAGAATCTGCGTGCCTTCATTCAGTGATTGATTGACGACAGCGAGCTGCTTACGAAGCGTTGCAAGTTCTGTCTTCAATATTTGAATGGTCTTATCGTCGGCGGTGCCGCATCTTTCATTTATGAGAATTGCTTCCTCATATGCATTTATCCTCTGACATAGTACTTCACGTGTTGCTGACATAGGTAACCTCTTTAATAAGTAGTGGAGATGTGTGGTACTGCCCCACAGTCCGAAATTTTTCTTTCAAATATCTCGTGCACAAGCTTGGAATGAATTTTTTGACATCATCCTCGTCTATAGAGTTCCTGCTTGAACCTCAACCGGTCACTCTCAACCAAAAAGGTCCTAGGCACCGCCCTCCTAGGAAATCCACCCCGTACAATGGGGGTAACTACATTGTTTGTGACTTTCTGTTTCTATGCAGTCACCGCACATTCTTCAAGCTGCGAGAGCGAGAAGAGAAGAGCCGTTATCGTTGGCATCTAAACGTCACTTGGATTTTAAACCGGATCCTCGTGCACCGGTGCTTGCAATTTTTGAATTATTAACTCCGTCGAAACTATTTCATCCCCT